GCGTCAAGAGCTTGTGGATTTTCTATCAGCTTATACAGCTGCTGGTACTGCGAGAGCAGCCAACCGAATGGACCTAGCTGTGTGTCCTTCTCCTTGAATAGCATTGACCGGAGAACTCTGGTCCATGGGTACATCATGATGTACTTCTCATTCAACTTACAAAGGCGATACTGTAAGAAGAAAGTACCAAATTCACCCTTATCTGGGTTTACTTCAAAGCCTAGCTTACTCATGAGGTCCACAATTTCCTCACGTCTAACACTGGGGTCGCGCATGTGCAGCCAATCGTCACCCATGACAAGCATAGGGTTCCGTGCACGGTATTCGACCTTAGCAAGATATCTTTTATCACTCATCATGAGACACCAAGTGCCAGCGATAGACTCAACCCATCCATCACCTTCATTAGTGTCAATCTCACCGGAGAACATTCTTCCGAATACCTCCACTACTCTGTTGGACAATCCATCCACTAGGAAGGTCTTGATGCCTAAGATCCCTCTTGCAATTGACAACCTACGCCCAAGTGCGTCCCTACAACGCAAAGCGCGCATTGCACCAATTAGCGCCTTGAACACTGGGTGTATATGGTAGTCATAATGCGCCTGATCCATGTTTTCACAAATCAAGCCGTTATCTGTGCTGAAAATTCCGATACCCATCAGAACCAGCTTCAGTCCCTCATCATCAAGATATCCAGAGAAGTAGCCAGTATCAGTTTTCAAAGCTTCAATTTCAGCTGCTTCTAGGCGGTTGAAGAATAGGTTCGCAACTCTAGATATGGCAATTAGTAGCCTACCTTTCCCACGCTGGTTGCGACCAAATGCTGTAGATATGTTCCACAGCCATAAATCGACAAAGTGCAATGCCATCGCCACTTCCATGGTTATGTCAGCATATGTCTTCCCGGTGTCTGGGTCAATATTCTGATCATTCATCCACCACTTATAACCTACATCAGTATGCTTAGTTTGAAATGGTAGATTAACCTGTTTGAAGTCTGTCCTTGCGATGACCCTAGGCATGCGTTCGAATACAACCATGATTGCCTTCTGCATTACTGGATCCTTGAATATCCAGTCAAGGGCATGTACATCAGGCTTCACGCTGAACTCTTGTATCGTCTGCTTGCGTTGCAACTCCTGTCCAG